AAATTAATATTTAATTTCTTGAAACCATTTATTTATATTAATTAATTTGTTATATATTATATATAGGTACTAAATCCGATATTTCAAGAGTAGTACAAAAAAAAAGTTGTATTTTTATTAATAAAAAAAAGTTCAAGTGAACATAATTTGGAGGTCAAAATGACAAGGTTAAGACTAGTAAAAGGCAAAAAGAAAACGCGGCTCCAACTGACTGCCAAGCAGTCTAAATTCCTAGACCTGATATTAGGAATAGGAGTAGAGAATGCATACACTTACACAGCGGCATATAAATCTGCTTATGACTGTAAAAAGATGAGTGATGCGAATATTAGAAAAGAAGCACATCTATTATTTCATAGCCCCAATTTTTCCCCATTTTATGAGGAGCGAAAACGACAACTAGAGGAGACTCGTTTGACGAATGCGCTCGGTCGAAGAGATAAAATAATTACAGCTCTCGAACAAGAGAGTCGAGATTTCGAAAACGGGAGTCCTACAAGTAGAGTCCGGGCATTAGAGTTGTTAGGAAAGATCAGGGAAGTAAATCTATTTTCGAATAACCATGTAATAGAAGATGAATCTAAATCTTCAGAAGAAATTAAGAAAGAACTAGACGATAAGATACGATTACTGTTAGGAGATTAACCCCACCTACCCCCACCCCACGATGACAAGCGACACGCTAGGCACGACATATGTATAGTAATCCGCATGAAAAATGATATGGATTTCTTAAAACGCTTCAAGGTAAGTGATTGGGTTATCTTTAGTGTGTTATTTTCGTATATTATGGAAAGGCTTATAGAAGGCGATATAGAGGGTTTAATGGTTTGGTGGTACTTGGTGTTATATTTAGGTTCACTGCCCTCTGAGTGACGCTTATTTTTGGGCTATGAGGCTATCTAGCTTCTGTTCTAGTCTTACTAGGTGTTCAACCACTCTATCGATGTCATCTTTATGGTCGTTCTTATGAACATATTGTTCTCTGGTTTTATTGAGAAGTATCTGAACTCTTTTGAGTTCATCACTTTGGGATTTGATATACCATGCTATTGGTGCTATAACTAAAGTTAGTATAAAGTTCCATAGTACGGGTAGTGTTATTTCCATAATAGGTATACCGTAAAAGAGTTTTATAGTTTAGGTATACCGTTAAGAGGTATACCGTATTATAACGGTATACCGTAAAGGGAAAGGATGTAAAGAAAAAAATGGCGAAAAGAAAATCAGGTGCATTGAAGACTGCCAAGACACCCACCCCCTTCCCCAGTGAGCTTCAGCCATATAACAAACCTTATAGTTTGGGTGACGTAGAATATTTAAAATATTTAAAAGATTTAGCTTCAAGAAGAGTGCCAGGTGGAAGCAAGACAACAGAGCTTGCCATAGATGATATCGAAAGAGAGACAGGCGGTGACTTTGGTAAAGTCATACAAATGGTCACAAGTGACAAAGCACCCTCCAAAGCAGAAAAAGATTTTGTAGAGTATTACAAACACTTGGAGAGTATTGGGGTAGCAAAGCTTCCAAAGGATTTTAAAAGCATTTACGGAACTAATTTAAGAGGAACATTTTTTCCAAAATCAAGTGATGAAAGAAAGGTGTACAAAAGCAAGACGGATGAACCTCAAATACTTGTTCAAGATTTAGATAAGATAGAAAAGTTTGGTGCAAAATACGATAAAAGAGATATAGACAGCAGAAGTTTTTTAGAAAGATTTAAAGCACTATTTGGATATGACAGAGATGATTTTAGTTTAGCTGAAGAAAGGGAAGAAGGAACTTTTCCCACAGCAGAAGATATGGAAAAACTAAAAATGATGCAAGGAATGGAGAGAACAAAAGGAGAGGAGCTTGACCACTATGCGATAAATCTTCTTAGAAATCTTGGATACAAAACACCAGAGTCAATAGATAGACTAGGCAGTAAAGGTACAGGCGGTGAAGAGGGGTATATGGGAGAAATAAACGCACTTAGATATGGAAAAAAGTTAGAAGACTTTAGTGAAAAAGATTTTAAAACTCTTGTAGAGTTAGAAAATATGGCGGAAAAAGAGCTAAAGAAAAGGCGTGGATATAAAGAAGGTGGCGTTGTTAATATGCTAAAGAGTTTTAAATGAGCGAGTACAGAAGATACCATGCTTCTAAAAAGATGAAGCAAGAGAGAGCCATGCGAAATAAGAACCGAAGGACGGCTTTGAAGAACGGTACTGTTAAGAAGGGTGACAAGAAACACATAGACCACAAGGATGGTAACCCCAGAAATAACAAATCAAAAAACCTGCGTGTGATCTCTGCCAAGAAAAACAGAAAAAAACAGTGAACCTCCAATCAAAAGATATCAAAAAGAAAATAGGTATGCTCCCATTGGAGCAACAAAAAGAAGTATTAGCTCTCCTAGAACAATACGAGCAGGTTAAAAGCAAAGAAGAATCACAAAAAGAGTTTATTCCTTTTGTTCGATCTATGTGGTCAGAGTTTATAGGAGGTGAGCATCATGATATTATGGCAGAAGCTTTTGAGAAAGTAGCAAGCGGTGAACTAAAAAGACTGATAATTAATATGCCACCCCGTCATACCAAGTCAGAATTTGCATCGTATCTATTTCCTGCGTGGTTCTTAGGACAATATCCAGAAAAAAAAGTGATCCAGACAGCCCACACAGCGGAGTTGGCAGTTGGTTTTGGCAGAAAAGTGCGTAACCTCATACAGTCAGAAGAGTATCAAAAGGTATTTAGCGGTATAGAACTGTCCACAGACAGTAAGGCTGCAGGTAGATGGAACACAAACAAGGGCGGAGACTACTTTGCTATCGGTGTTGGTGGGGCAGTAACAGGAAAAGGTGCGGATGTTTTGATAATCGATGACCCACACTCCGAACAGGACGCACAGGCAGGGCAGTATAACCCAGAAGTATTCGATAAAGTGTACGAATGGTACACATCAGGACCTCGTCAGCGTCTACAACCAGGAGGTGCTATCATACTTGTGATGACCAGATGGGCAAAAAGAGACCTGACAGGTCAAATTTTAAAAAGTATGACCGAAAGAGAGGGTGCAGATGACTGGGAAGTCATACAATTACCTGAAATTATGCCTTCTGGTAGTCCATTATGGGGCGAATACTGGCGATTAGAGGAATTAGAGAGCCTAAAAGCGGAATTACCCCTGTCAAAATGGAATGCACAGTACCAACAAGACCCCACATCGGAAGAAGGAGCGTTAATTAAGCGTGAATGGTGGCAAGAATGGACAGAACACGAGCTACCACCCTGTGAATGCATTATTCAATCATGGGATACAGCGTTTTTAAAGACACAAAGGAGCGATTACAGTGCCTGCACCACATGGGGGGTGTTCTACCATGCCAGAGATGTGGATCAAAGCCGTCCTCACCTGATTCTTTTAGATGCATACAAAGAAAAACTAGAGTTTCCAGAGCTAAAACGTGCGGCATACGACAAATACTGGGAATGGGAGCCAGATCAGATGATCGTAGAAGCAAAAGCCTCTGGTGCGCCTTTGGTGTTTGAGCTTAGAGCTATGGGAATACCTGTTACAGAGTTCACCCCCACTAGGGGTAACGATAAAATTGCTAGGGTCAACGCAGTTACGGACTTGTTTTCTAGTGGAAGTGTATGGTACTATTCCTCTAGATGGTCTGAAGAGGTGATTGAAGAATGTGCATCATTTCCCACAGGTGATCATGACGACTTAGTAGATAGTACAACCCAAGCTCTTTTAAGGTTTCGTCAAGGAGGATGGGTCAGAGCAGAAAGAGATGATTGGGATGACGAACCTAAATACAGAAGACCAGTGGAGTATTACTAATGCCTAAATACAGAAAAAAAGACGGAACAATAGTATCATTTACAAAACCTGTTCCTAAAATAACACAAAGAATGTTAGGACTAAGACCTGCTAGAAAAACAATAACAGTAAAAGACATTGAGGAGGCAGGTAAAAGAAGAAAGAAAGCAGGCGGTGTTATAAAAATGCGTGGTGGTGGAATAGCAAAAAAAGGAAATGCTAGTCTATCAGGTTATAAAGTCGTATGACCATATCTAGAGCCAGTATGAAATCACAACTGGTTAGAGGTAAGAAGAAGTTCGTAAAGGCTAAAAAGAAAAAATATAAAAAGAAGAAAAAATAATGGCAGCCTTTAGCTCAGATGAACTTAAATACATGAAAGCCATAGCTGACTATAGAGCAAAGAAGATAAGCTATTCAGAGTTTCTAGATAAAACTATTAAGCTTAGAGATATAAGAAGACACATTAAAGATAGCCACACTATGACAGGCAGAAAGTTTTCTCCTGGCTACAAAAAGGGTGGTAGAATAAAAATGCGTGGGGGCGGTGCTATCCAAAAACAATTGACATACAGGATTCGATAAACATAATAACCTTAGAGGAGTACAGCTATGGCAGAAGATAAAGATAAGAAACGAAAAGAAATTCGTGAAAGACTTGAAAAGTCTAAAAAGAGCGGTGGAATAGATAGAAGTATAAACCGAATCACTGTTAGTTCGCCAGGCGGTGATCCAACTAATAGAAACAAAGACGGCAGTATAAAAAGAACAAAACAAATAAGAAAAGAATTTTCTACGAAAGAAGGTGTTCTTCCTAAGAAGAGAGTTGTTAAGAAAACAACAGTTACGGCAGACCCTGCTAAAAAGACACCAAAGAAATCAGCACCGAAAGGTCAGGCAGAAAAGGGTGCAAGTCCTTTGGCAGGAAAGCCAAGAAGTATAGCAGAAGCAAAGAGAAGAGGTGAAGTATACTTTTATGATAGCAAGGGTGTTAAGAAGATAGCGGCTACTGCTGCAGACTTGAAAAAAACAGGGCTAACACTTAGGCAGTACGCTAATAAGTTTGCTCCCAAAAAACAAACTAAGGCACACGCAAAATCATTGACACCATACGCGGCATCAAAGAAAAGAGCAGGCGGTATGATGAAGAAAAAAGGCATGGCTCGTGGTGGCATGATGATGAAAAAGAAAGGCATGGCTAAAGGCGGTAAGCTTAAAATGGTCATGAAAGATGGTAAGAAAGTACCTTTTTTTGCCGCAGATGGTAAAGGTAAAATGCGTGGCGGTGGCATGATGAAGAAGAAGGGTTACGCTATGGGCGGAGCCATGAAAAAGAAGGGCTACAAAAAAGGCGGTAAAGTTCTTAAAATGAGAGGTGGAGGTCTAGCCACAAGGGGTACGAACTTCACAATTAAATAATGGCAGTAGACAAAACTCTAGAACCCTTTGAAGTAGAAGCAGAGGGTAACCCAGAAGAATCAGAACTTAAAGTATCTGTAGTAAATCCTGATGCTGTTGCAGTTGAGACAGAGGACGGAAGTGTTGTGGTTGATTTCGATGGGGGCATCACACAGGATGCAGAGGGTATAGGTCATAACGATAATCTAGCAGAGCATATAGAAGAACAAGACTTAGAGGAGATGGCATCAAATCTAGTCGATGACTTTGAGTCTGATAGAACATCTAGAAAAGAATGGTCACGATCTTACATGAAAGGTCTTGATTTGCTTGGCATGAAGATAGAAGAAAGAACGCAACCTTGGGAGGGTGCGTCAGGTGTATTTCACCCTTTATTGTCAGAAGCTATTGTTCGATTTCAAGCACAAGCTATGGGAGAGATATTTCCTGCATCAGGTCCTGTTAGGACAAAGGTTGTTGGAAAAATGTCAAAAGAAAAGACAGCACAGTCTCAGCGTGTAGAGAACGAGATGAACTATATGCTGACAGAAGAGATGACAGAATACCGTGACGAGATGGAGCAAATGTTGTTCCGACTCCCCCTTGCAGGATCAGCATTTAAAAAGGTGTATTACGATCCGATCATGGAAAGACCATGTTCGATGTTTGTGCCTGCTGAAGATTTTGTAGTGTCCTACGGTGCTTCTGATCTCATGTCTTGTTCACGGTATACACATATTATGAAGAAGACAGAAAACCAAATTAGAGAGTTAATGGTTAATGGTTTTTACAGTGACGTTGATTTGCCAGAACCTCATCAGGATCAGTCAGAGATACAAGAAAAGTATGATGAGATGGAGGGAAACGAATCAGTTTATGAAGACGATGAGAGATATACAATCTTAGAGATGCACGTTGATCTGGAAATGCCAGAGCCTTTTAACGATAAAGATGGTTTGGCAAGACCATACATTGTGACGATAGATAAGTCGTCAAAGACAATTTTATCAATAAGAAAGAACTGGTACGAGAATGATGAAAAGAAAACTAAAAGACAGCACTTTGTTCATTATAGATATCTTCCTAGCCTTGGCTTTTATGGTACAGGACTTATTCATCTTATTGGTGGGTTGGCTAAATCGGCTACGTCTATACTGCGTCAGCTTATTGATGCAGGTACTTTATCGAATCTTCCTGCTGGTCTTAAAGCTCGTGGTCTTAGGATTAAAGGGGATGAGTCGCCTCTCATGCCTGGTGAGTTCAGAGATGTCGATGTGCCTGGTGGTGCGATACGAGATTCCATTACGTTTATACCTTATAAAGAACCATCCTCAGTATTGTACCAGTTGTTGGGAAATATTGTCGAAGAGGGCAGACGAATTGGGTCGATAGCAGATGTGCAAGTGGGTAACATGAAC